CTGACCATCATCATTCTTAAAATATTTCATGTTGATTACCGTAACTCCGTCCATTCAAATACGTCTAAGTTTCCACCCGTACCGGCAATTACAGCTTGGTAAGTTGCCCCAGGTGGCACCATGGAGATGGCATTGAGGTATTGTCCTGGCCCCGTAGAATAGGAGCCACGGTTGGTCGACGTACCATTGACCAGAATTGCGATTACTTGGGCAGCCCCTGTGGATGGCCCGCAGGAAACAGAAACCTGCATTGCGCGACCGCTGTTATTGGTGTAAGTGACGTTGAGGGCTCGAGACCCAGTCATGGTATTCGTGGCTTGCCCGAAGCCGAATGGGGTTGTCTCGACCCAGGCACGCCACCCTGTCGCGTTGTCCGTTTTGATCCTTTCGAAGGTTCTTATGACCCCGGTCCCCACGTACGTTAGCCGTTGGGTCTCGGTCTCGCTCCTTACTTTCCAATCCAAGAAACCGTAAAAGGGAATACCAGCCGGGCCATTTGTTGGTGTCGCCACAAAATAGGGTCCAGGTGGGACTGTCAGGTTGTTCAAGTTGGGCGAGGTGAGATTAGGTACGTTTCCTCCTATCCCGTAATCGCCTACCTTCAGGACCCTGCCTGGGTTGGCATCGTTCGCACTGGTTGTCAGCGTTGCAAAAGCAGCAGTCCCGAAGTCTGTGAGGAACGATTCTCGGCCCCAGTCGGACCATTGGCCGTTGGCCACGTTGTAGCCCCGCCCCGACCGGCGCCCGCTAAACATATCGACGGCGCTTTGTACCACATACCCTCCGATAGTTATGACGTAAACGAGGGCGAACGTCATGCCCGGCGGCCTGTTTGTAGCGGTGCCGCTGGCAGCGCTCCACCAACCTTCGGTCATTGCCTGATTGCAGTCATCGTTAGGGACTGGTCGACCAATTGGGGCAGAAACCCCAATAGTGTCCAAGAACTGGGAGTTGTTGTTGATCTTCAGGAACGCTGTGCGGGCGTCATCACCGTCGAGCGCATTCGGCGGCGTGCCCAGGGAGATCAGAGAAAGAGCCATGTTGTCACCTAATCTAAGTTGGAAAGGTCGACCATCAGGTGACCCCACGTGTGAGATTCAAATCCGAATACCGAAATACCGGACTCCGGCCCCCTGACAATGAGTGGTCCCGAGCTCGTTCTCATGCTCCCAGACCACGCCGCGAAGGTGCTCATCTGTATTGCGGTGATGATTAGAGGCTGTGGGCCTGGCAGTACTTCGGAAGGGCTGGTCAAGAATCTAGCGGCTTGCAAAACGCCAACCTTTGCGACCGTGTATGCGCGGCTGGTAGGCTGAAAGTTAAGGTCGTCGAAACCAAACTCTGTATCGATAACCCGCATGTACTTGCAGCGAGAATCGAAAACCACCTCACCAGTATTTACATTGCGGATTCTTATACCTACGTTAACATTGGCAACTTGCGCAATCGACATGTTATCAAAGTGATAAATCTCAACCGCAGCAAGCGTTCTGGTGAAGATATGGAATGACCAGGAATTTCCAGTTCGAGACACAAAGCTGATCGACATATCATTGTTCGTATTACCGGTATACCCCACCAGAAATGGATTAATTGCGGTAATGGTGAGCGACGTGTAATACATGCCATTTTGATTCGCCGAACCAGTCGGAGTAATCACATGTTTAGCGACCAAGGCAGCATTACGGTAGTTGCCATCAATCTGGATAAAACCAGAACTATTTCTAACTCTCACACCAAGTGCCATTAGTAAGTACCATAGGCTACAAGCGCAGGTTGGCGCTGAATCCATGAGGGAGTTCTAAATCGCCAAGTGATGGTGTTTCCACTTAGGTTAACCTCCGGCCCGCATAAATCAGTTGTCAGCGGGACGGCAGACAAAACCGCAAAGAATGCCTGCCCACCTACCCCATCGGTAACCTGAAAGGAACCGTCAACGGTGCCAGTGTCGAAAGTACCAATGATTCTGGTTATACGATTGGTAATATCCAGCATCACCGCACCGGTTACGGGGTGACGAATCCTAAATCCAACTGCCATTAAGAAAGCTCCCCCATCTCCAAGAACACCACACCAGTTGCATTGCTTTGGAAATAAGTGCGCACCTCGTTATCAACGCGTGCGTAGTTGACACCCCGGAATATCTGAGCGCCGGCGTTGTAGTCGGTGGTCAATTTGGGCATACCCGCGTAGGGTCCGCTTGGCACCACGGATTGCGAGTAGATCGTCGAGCCAACCATTGCGGTCTGCACAGCAAGCTTCGAGATAAAAGCCGACTGGATTACGGTCTGGCCGTTCTCGATCGCAAAGAACGCTTGCGGTAGTCCGTTTATGCTTTGCATGACAGCGAAACGATCCGCAACGAAAATCACCTGCGACTGCATCCCGCCGGGCGTGTTCTCAACCCCTATACCCATGCCAGCCACGTAGTAGCGGCCATTTACATCGACGCCAACTTTGATGCTGTACATCGCCTTCAGGTCGCCATCCAAGTCGACGAGGGCTTCAGCAGTCTGCTGAACCAGCGCTTTCGTATCACCAACCTGTGACGTGAGTTCTGTGGTCTGCGTGGCCAGGGCGGTCACCTCGTCCGCCATTGTCTCGACCTTCGAGACCACGCGAGCAAGGCTACCGTCGACCTGAGCTTGCACGGTGTCGACTCTTCTGGCGATCGCCATGTCTGCCTGGCTGAACGCCGCGTATATCGACCAGGCTCCGGCATAGGCGCCAGTCATACCAGCACGCCAGTCAGTTGCACCCGCCATCCTTGGAGATACCGCCGTCTCGACGCCAAGGATGCGACTGGCCATGGCGGTCAGCTCACCGTTGATGTCCTCAACACTGGTTTCAACACCGTCCAGGCGTACGGCAAGCGCGGTGACCATTTCACCAAGTGACGCATAGTCGCCGAGGTACTCCCAGAAACCTGCCTCGGTCAGAGGGGTTCCGGCAGGAACATCAACCTTCGCCCGGTACAGCTTGCCGTCGTGCTTGACCAGGGCGCCGGCCAGATACGCCTTGTCAGGCTTCCATTCCTCCGCGCCAGCAAGATCAGCCAACTGGGCAGACAGTGAGTCAATCTGGCTCTGCAGCGCCCTGTCACCTGCCTTGAACCGCTCGTTTACAGATCCAGGGCCGTCACCGCTGATCTTCCCAATCTCTGTCGCCAAGCCCTGGGCAAGATGGGTTTCATTGATCTTGCCAGTGATGTAGTTGAGGATCTCGGTCGCGTCGGCATTTGATATGCCGCGCACCCATGACGACCATTCACCAATGTTTCCGGTGCGGTCGACCAGGCGCCCGCGGAAGAAACGCTCCACACCTGCGGCCATGCCGCTGTTCAAGTAGGTTGAGGTCGGATAAGCGAACTGCCCAAGTGGCAACGGGTTCTGGCCGGACGCGTCTGACGCGATTTCGAACTCGGTGTACGCCGTATCCTCCGCACCAGGTGGAAAGCCCCAACTGACCCTGATACCGAAAAGCTCACTGGCGGTATTCAGGTACGCCAACACCGGAGGCTTTCCCTCCTTACCTTTCAGCTCAGTCAGGCCGGAGTCGCGCCAGATCGACGTGATATCGAACGCACTCACCGCACGTACGCGCGCCAGGTAGGCGCCAGCGTAGATGCCCGTCACGTCCACTGACGTGGTGCCCACTCGCTGCAGGCGAATCCAGTTGCCGTTGTTCCTGCGCCACTCCACGTCGTATGCGACCGCGCCCTCCACTGCCGGCCAGGCAATCGTCATCGTGCTGACGGCAATGCCCTGGTCGATGGCGTAGCCAGAGGTCAGGGTTACGCTCGCCGGCGGTGGCACCGTTGTCACAGGGATAGCGCTGATCGGCCGCTCCTCGAGCTTGGCGCCTGTGTCGATTGCTGCGAACTTGCTTGGGTTGAACTCCAGCGCGGTGAACTCGTACTCGCCCTCAGTGGTGCGCACGCGCTTGAGCACACGGAACAGCTGGACGGCCAGGTCTTCGTAGTCGATCGCCCACTGCAGCTCAGGCTCTGGCTGCAAGCCATAGGCAGTCGTCACAGTCACTGCGCGACCGCTCACCGACTGCACGGTCCTGCCTTGGGCGGTGCCGTTGGGCAGGTTGATGATCAAGCGGTCACCGGCCTTGATCGGCGTGTCCCGATCCAAGGTAACGACGCGGCCTGCGGCGGCAGAGATGCGGCCACCGTTCGGGCGCCCGGCGACGAGCTCATCAGCAACCGGGATGACGAAGCCAGGCAGCACGTTTGCGCCTTCCATCCCGGTCTTGAACGAGACCGTGCGGTCCTGGTTGTTGCTCAGCAGCGCCCACTTGCCGCGGCGCTGGGCCTCGCTGGCACGGGTGCAGCCGATGGCAGAGATTTCAACGGGGCGATCCCGGTACCGGCGCTGCAGTGCAATGTCGGTGACCGGTATTACGTCCGTGTCGTAGTTGTTCGCCGGGTTGTCGTAGCTCACCAGGGCGCGGCTGTAGTGCGTGTCGCGACCGGCGCCGCCGTATACAAAGTCGCCGTCGATCACGTTCGACCGAGTGAAGACGTAGTCGATGTCCTGCGCGCGCGGCATGTCGGCCTGCATGTACAGCGAGCCCTGCGCCCAATAGACCATCCCCCGATAGATCGCCGAGAGGTCGCGCAGCAGCGTCCAGGCCTCCGCCTTGCCCTGCAGGTTCAGGTCACATAGGTAGCGCGGCTCCTGGCCGCCTACTCCGTCAGGCACCAGCTGGTCGCAGTACTGGGCGATGCGGTACATCTCCCACTTATCGACCATCCATGGCTGGATTCGCTTGCCCAGGCCGAAGCGGTCATTCACGCACAGACCGTAGGTGGCCCACACCGGGTTGTTGGTCCAGGCCTGCTTGAAAGTGCCGTCCCAGATGCCTGTGTAGGTGCGGGTCTCCGGGTCGTAGTTGCTCGGTACCGGCCAGCGCTGCGCCTTGCAGTTGACCGTCACCGCCGGGATGTTCTGGAACTGCTCGGCGTTGAACTCGATGTACAGCAGCGCGGTGTTCGGGTAGCGCAGCTTCTGGTCAATGATCTCGGTGTAGCCAGCGATCACCATCTGGTCGGCAATCGTGCCGCTGTTGGCGTTGGGCGTAATGCGGCGAACACGGAAGGCCCAGCCGGAGGTGGCCGGAGGTAGGTTCACAGACTCGGACCGCTGGTAGCCATTGGTGGTCTTACCGTCCACGGCTGAACGCAGGGATTCCACGAACGCCCCACCGTCGGTGGAAACATCGATGGCGTACTCGATCCTGTAACCATTGGTGTTGCCGCTGCTGTCCTGACTGACCAGGCGCTGCCATGAGAACCGGACACGAACCCGCGAGAGCTGCAGGTTACTCAGCGTGCGCGTGAAGGGCGTGTCGCTGCGGAGCTCGACGTTCACCGTCGTCTCGTTCTCGATCGCTGGAATACCCTGGATGTAGTCCTGCTCGATCGAGCCTGGGCGCCACTCCCACTTCACGCCGGGGAAATTCACGTTGCCGCTGGCATCCATGATCGGCGTGTTGTCGAGGTAGATATCGCGGTCGGTCGGCGTACCGTCGAACTCGCCCTCGCCCACTGCCAGCAGGATCTTGGCGATGTTCGTCGATCGCAGGCTGTCCGGTGCTTCGACCGGGTTCTTCGGCTTCTTCTCGCCGCCCTTGGCGCCGGTGACTTCTGGCAGGAGTGCTGCGCCCATGCTTTCCTCCGGGCAATAAAAAACCGCCAGGAGGCGGTTGGTGGTGTTTCGCTCGAGTGACTACGCTTTGTCCTCGGCGTAGACCGAGGCGGATATGATCGCCCCGCCCCAGCGGCGTTTCCCGATGCAGATCGGTACCGGGTTACCGCTGGCCGTGGTGTTCTTGGCGCTGCCAAAGGCATACGAGGGTAGGTTCTCGGGCGCGCCACTCATGGATAGCCCTTTGGCTTGAGGGCTGAGCATCTGGATGACGCCTCCGAGCGCCATTGACCCGCCACCCATGCCAACTGCAAGCGCAGTAGCCGCGGACCATCCGAGGGGGTTCCACCATGCCAAAGCGACAATCGCGACACCGATGATGGTCTGGATCAGGCCTCCACGCTTGCTACCGCTGACAACGGGCGCAATACGAATTTCCCCAACCCCAGCGAAGCAGAGCTCCTCTTCCTTGAGATTCCTTGAGCCTCGGAAGACTGCGAACTCAAACCCTTCGCTCTTGGCCGTTATGAGAAACCTTTCAAATCCCGGAATCTGCACGCAGAGCGCCTTGATCGCCTCCGCTGGAGATCGCACGGACAGCCTGAAAGACCGCCCGAACTGCCTGAGTTTTCCGTAAAGCACCACGGTGGTAACCGGCTGATATTCGATTGCAAGAGCCGCCATTATTTTCTCCAGATAATAAAAAACCACCCGAAGGTGGTTTGTGAGTAGCAGGACCAATCTATCAGTTGCAGCCTTTGACGCCAGCGGTAACGCGGTCGAGCGGCGACTGCCAGGTCCGGTAGAAGTGGTATTTGATCAATGACCCCTTTCCGCTCGGAATAATATCGACCAAGTGGAGCGGTGACTGAGCGTCTGGTGCCAATACCGAATAGCGGTTTCCGGAGGTTTGTAGAACGCCGCCAATGCTCGCCCCCAGCACTGTTGTGTTCTGCCAGGTATCGCGAATGCATTCCGCAACTGCCCTCGGAGTCTTCGATGACTGAAGCTCCAATAGTGGTGGGTTACTCCGGGTATCCCCAACACTCGCGCAGCCCCCCATTACCATCAAAGCCGCAGCAGCGATCAGAATTCGCATGTCATCCCTCCCTTGAAAGGGCCGAATGTATCACCTCGCGGCGCGGTGGCGCAGCACCAGGCGGGTTCGGTCTAGCCATGGGCCACCGAAGACGATGATCTCCGAAGGCCTGCCGTAGAGGTGGTGCAGCAGGAACGGCCCAGGGCCGAACACCTCAGCCTGCTCGCCGGGCAGACCTGGGTCTGAGCCCAGATAGATCCCGGCATGGTTCGGGTGCACGGTGCGCCCCACGGCCATGACGATCATGTCGCCACGTTGTGGCCGGTCAACCTGGTAGAACCCAGCCTGCTCGTAGAGTTGCTCGTACAGGCTCGGGTTGTCTGCTTGCTCCCACCAACCATCCTCTCGGGCGTAAGCCGGGAAATCCAGCCCCCACTCGCGCTGGTACCAGTCCGCGCAGACCTGCCAGCAGTCCCAGGCGCCGTGCACGAATGGACGACCCTGCAGCGGCGTCTCGCCGGTCGGTGTGATGGTTCGCACGTCGCCCTCCGGCCACGACAGAATGTGCCAGGGCAGCCCTGTGGCTTCGCACATGGCCAGGTCACGCGGGGACGGCCTGCTGGTGGCGTCAGGGTGCGAGTGCACGATGCCGATCACCCGGCCCTGGTCTTCCGCCTCGGCATACTGCTCCGCCGCGATCCGAAATTCCTCGGTGGGTTCGGTGGCCAAGTTCGCGCATGGTAAGTAGACCTGCTTTCGGCCAACCGCCAGCAACAGCCCGCAACATTCGCGCGGGTATTCCGCCGCGGCGTGCGCTTGCACGGCAGCAAGGATGTGTTTTCGCATGCTCAGCTCCGAGCGATCAGGGAGACGGCGGGGAAACCACCAAAGGGCAGCGGATTGCCCACGCCGAAGCGGGGGACGCACCCGGTGCCCAGGCAGCCGTCGCATTCGTCAAGTTCAGGGTTGTCGGTCAGGTTGCCGTCCTTGTCACGGTACGGACCGGTGTAGCCACAGTTCGGCCCCCGGTACCCATTGGTCATGGCCCAGTGGCACAGCGTGGTCATCTGCCGCCCGATGGTCTCCCCGCCTACATCGCCAGGGCTGGCCAGCTCCCATGACACTGTCTGGCCGTTCTCCGACACTTTCTGGTCGATGTACCAGACCTCGATGCTCTCCTGGGTTGGGTCTGCCCTAGGGTTGCCGGCCGGGAAGTTCACCGCGTCCAGGAACTGGCCGAGCGTATTCCGGATGGTCAGCTTGAATTCGAGCAGGTCGGCGAAGGCGAAGCACAGCGCGGTGATCCTGCCGTTGACGTTGCCGACCGATATCGTCGGGCGTACAGCGGTACCGTCCGAGTTTGCCTCGATGCCCTCAACCTGCAGCGGCCAGGCGCCGTACTCCTCACCCTGCCACCAGATCGATTTCGCCGGTAGTTGGTCGGCGTCGGCACCAGCGGCTGCGAGCTCCTGCGCCGTGTGCGGAATGGCGTGGCCATGAAAGCGCAGCACATCGGCGCCGAAGTCAGAACCATCCAGTTCGAACAGCAGCACCTCGGAGCCTGGCTCAAGCTTCTGGATCTGTGAAATCAGGCTCATGGGTGGTATGCCCTTTCAAAAGTCAGGCTGATGACGGCAATGCCGCCGGGGCGGCGCTGCTGGCCGATTCGCTCGCAGCGATACAGCCCGAGCTCGCCGCCTGGCGGGGTCCACAGGAACGACCTGAAACCGCGATGGGAGCGGATGAAGGCGACGATGGGGTCCACTTCCTCCGCGACGCCGCCGAATGACAACGTCCAACTGTCGTTTTCGGCGTTGATCCCGTCACCCACCACCTGGGTGTAGTTGTCGCCGAATTGCGACTTCCGGGTTTTCAGCGTGCTCTCGCCACTGGCCTCATCATCTGGCGACCAGGTGAATGTCTCGATAGCCACGACTACCTCCCCTTCATGTTTCGATAGCTGGCCCCGCCTGGGCGCCAAGAGGCAGCGATAGCACGTTCAGCCACACCATCCATTTGCTTGACCAAGTTCTGCTCGAGCGCGGCAGTGTCGAGTTGCATGCCTTCCGAACTGCGATCTTCGACCGTGATGCTCATGGGCGCGCTGATCTGCACCACAGTGCCCCCTCCTTGGTTACCGCCCACCACCTGCACACCCAGCGAGCCGTCGGCGCCTCGTGCCAGCGGCATGATGGCCTCCGGACCTGCTTCTCCAGCAATGCCCAGCCCGCCACCGGCCATGCCAAAGCCTGTTGGCTTGGTCAGCACGGTGTTGGTAAAGGCACCGCCCTTGGCGAACATCTGCACGCCGCCATCCCAGGCACCGCCCAAAGCCTGGAAGTAGGCGCTGGAGTAACCGGCCTGCGAAGCACCAAGGTTTGACGACACCGCTCCCGCAGATCCGGCAGGCAGGCCATTGCCGCCACCGCCGCCGAAGTAGCTGCCAACCGCGGACACCCCAATACCTACCAGGCCGCTGAGCAACGAGCTTGCAGCCTGCTGGCTGGCAATTCTGGCGATGTCGCTGATGATGCTGGTGGCGAAGTCCTTGAACTTCATCTTGCCGGTCATGGTGAAGTTCGCGAGCGAGGCGCTGGCCGAATCGAAGCCGGCGGTCAGGGCGCGGTCCGTTGCACCAGCTACATCAGTCGCATCCGCCTGGATGTTCGCCCACGCCCGGCGCGCGCCGTTGCGATAGTCGCGCTGGGCTTCAAGGCGGGCGCTGTGGCCGTCCACCTCCATCTGCAGCTCGCGCGCCTGGTAGTCGGCCAAGTCGGCCAGGCGTTCCTCGTAGGCTTGCTGGCTGAGGCGACGAGAGACATCCTCCTGCTGCTCCTCCAACTGCCGGCGCGCCTCGGCGTACTTCTGCCGTACAGCGTTCAGGCGATCGGCCTGCTCGCGCTCATCGTCACCCATACCGACCCCGGCCACGTCGGCGTTGATCGCGTCCTGCCGGGTCTGCAGCACCACCTCCATGGCCTTGCGGTAGGCCTCGGCGCTGTTGCGCCGCTGCTCGGCAAGCTTCCGCTCAGCCTCGGTGCGCTGCTGAATGGTGGTGTCGCCGTAGGCGCTGTTCAAGTTCTTGATGCCGAGTTCCATCTCGGCAGTGGTGATCTTGCCCTGGGCCTGGGCTTTACGCAGGCCCTCCACCCCTTTGGCCAGATCCTCCAGCCGTTTCTTCTCGGGCAACGCGCGGTCGATGATGGCGTCCAGCGCCTTGATCTCATCGTTCAGTGCCTTGGTGCGGTCCTTGGTACCTGCCGTGGCGTCCTTGTTGGCCTTCTTCTGCGACTCGATCGCACTGGCGGCAGACAGGATGGCCAGCCGGTCCGTCTCCGTGAGGTCCGCATTCTCGGCGATGTAGCGGTTGGCGATCTTGAGCGCATCGCCGTTGTCCTGCAGGCCTGCCAGCTGCTTCTGAAGGGTCTCCAGGTACGTCTGACCTGCAGTGCTCATCCCTGCCTTGGCAGCGTTGTTGGCCAGGGTCTGCGCGGTGTTTTCTTCCGTGACGCCGTTGAGCACGCGCAGTGTTTCGGCGATCAGCGCTGAACGCTGGTCCGCGTCACTGACGGCGCCGGCCTGGGTGATCCATTTCTGCACCGTACCTGCCGGCAGGTTCAGTCGGTCACCCACATCACGCAGAATCGGCGCCAGGTCACCACCGGCCGCACGCGCCTCATTCAGCCGGTCGACCAGCTCCTGATAGGCGCGCAGCTGCTGGTTGTACTGGCCGCCCGAATCACGCGCGGGCGCCGTAACCACTGACTGGCGAATGGACTGGGCCAGATCGCCGTAAGCGCTGCGTACTGCATCAGCGGCCCCGACCTGCTCCTGCTGCCACTTGACCAGCGATGCTTCGCGCTGGTCGCGGTTGAGCTTGGCGAACTCCTCGCGCAACTGCGCTACCGGCTTGTGCATGTCGTCCAGGCTGACACCGGCCTTGTCGGCGCTGTCGCCCAGGAACAGGAAGCTGGCGGCGGCGGTACCGGCGAGCAGAGCCAGTCCCGCCGGCCCACCGAGTGCAGCCAGCAGGCCACCCGTGGCCGCGCGGGTGAGGTTTGCCTGGGCGATGGCCAGCGCGTCGGTGGACGCCTTGAGCGCCGCCTGCTTGGGCAACAACTGTGTCTGCACCAGCGACAAGCGCTGCAGGCCCGTCGCAGCGGCGACAGAGGCCTGAGCCTGCTGCACCTGAGCCTGTGCATAGATACGCTGGGCCTCGGCCCCACGCAGGGCGGCGCGGGCGTTCTCCACCTCTGCAGCGCGCTGAGCCAGTGCTGCCTTCACAGCCAGGCCGGCCTTGGCAACGTACAGGGTGAGCGCGGCGGCACCCGCCCCGCCCATGGCGCTGGCAACCAGGTCCACGTTGTCAGCCAGCACCAGAAGGACTTTCGAGAGTCCGCCGACCGCCCCGGTGCGCTCCTCCATGTTGCCGAGGAAGGTGCCGATGGCGTTATTTATGTTGACCAGGGCGTCCTGGACGCTGGTAGACATATCGGCAGCGGCATGGCGGTTGGCTTCAACCGTGCGCAGCAGGCCGGTGTTTAGGTCGTCCAGGGAAAGCTTGCCCTGCACCCCAAGCTTGCGGATCTCAGCAGCACTCTTGCCGGTACCAGCGGCGATGGCGTCCACAATGGTCGGCATCGCGCTCTGAATAGAAACCCAACCGTCAGCATCGATCTTGCCTGTCTGCAGCGCTTTGGAGTAGGCGTCTAGCGCAGAGCCTGCCTTGTCGGCAGACGCGGCGTTGGTCACCAGCAGGAAGCTGAAGCTGTCGGTGATATCCAGGGTTTGCTGAGTGTTGAACCCCAGGCTGCGCATCACGTCCGCCGTGCGGATGTACAGATCCTGTGCCTCAGCCAGTGGGCGATAGGTTTCCTGGGCGGTGCGCAGGAGACGCTCCTGCACCACCTGGTATTCGCCGGCGCTGCCCGCTGCAGCCCTCATCCGATCGGACATCTGCCCGTAGGCGTCCACCTGCTTGATGATGCCGCCGATCAGCCCTGCGCCAGCAACAGCGGCAAACGCACCACGCATCAGCACGCCAGCAGACTGAGCGGCAGATCCCGCCCTGTCGAAGGCTGAATCGACGGTGGCCAGGTTACGGTCCATCGCCTGGGCACTGCGCGCCACCACCTGGTCAGCGTTGGCAAGTTCCCGGCGCAGTTGAGCGGTGGTCGCCTCGATCTGGACCAACATGCCCTGGACTTGTTGATCGGCCATGCATTTCTCCAAGCACAAAAAAACCGCCCGGAGGCGGCGAGTTACTCTTCCTGGCGGCCCCGGAAGAAAGCCTTCAACTTGTCAGCAACGCTCACGGGTCGTCGCGGCGCGGATTGCTGGCCGGAGTTCTGTCCCTGGGCCTGCCCGCGGCCGGACCAGTCGAGCCGAGCATCGAGCGCGATCATGATTTGGGGTATTGGGGTGCGCCAGGCAGTGTCAGGCGGCCAACCAAGCCAGCCGGTGGCCACGCCGAACAAATAGTCGACGTAGCTCCCGTCCTTCACTGCGCTGTGCTGTCCGCCTCGTCCTTTCCCCGGGCGACCACGCTCGGCGGTACCGGGTTGAGCAGGACAGTGATGAACTCGGTCAGCTGGGTGGAGACCTTGGCCACGCCGGTCTGGAACACTTCGGCGGCGACCTGGGCATGCTGGTCAGCCTGCAGGCCGGCGCCAGCGACAATGATGTCAGCGCTGGAACCGATGCTCATGAGTCGCATCGATTCGAGCGCACCGCGCAGTCCGCCGAAGCGACTTTCGATCAGCAGAGCCGCTTCCAAGGTTGGCCGCAGGGTGTAGGTTCGCGCACCGACCACCAGCGTCTTGGTGCCATACAGAGCTTCGCTCATGGGGTTCTCTCAGTAGAGGACGGGGCCGAAGCCCCATCGATCAGGGGGTAGCCGGACCCGGCAGGATTTCGAGGATGTCGGTGTTGATGCCGAGCGTGATGTTGCGGCGCACGACGTTGTCGGCGGAACCGGCAGCCACCTTGTTGTTGCTCACCTTCACCGCGAAGTAGTACGTGGTCGGCAGAATTGCCGGGGTCGCGCCTGGATCACCGTCATTCAGCGTGACCCTGATGTTGTAGTTACCCTTGGAGCGGTCCTTGTGCGCTACGGCGATCGCCTTCTGGCCTGCATCGCCGTTGTCCAGGCCTACGACCAGGGTCATGTCGCCCGCGTCGGCAGTGCCCTTGTACTTGCGCACGCGGCCATTGGAAAGAGCGGTGAAGTTCACCGGGTTGAAGGTGTCGCCGAACTCGCCCAGGTCTTCGATCTCGCCCACATCGACGTAGGTGTCGGCCTTGTACTCGGTTTCGGTGTCGGCACCGGTCTTGCCGCCAATGGCCAGGCGGCAGCCGGCGGCTGTGTTGAGGTTGTCTTCGGCCATGGGGGTTCCTCCAAAGGCACATTGGATAAAGCCGCAGCGCGGCCGGTGGTTGAATCAGTGGGTGGTAATGACGCGGACCGTGATCGAGCCCTGGTAGGTAACGCCGTCGGCATCGCGCTGGGCGTCCGACTGGATGACGCGGACTGAGACGGCGCGGCCAACCTCAAGCGGTAGTGAGCGCTCATCCAGGGCGGCGATGATTTCGCCATTGATGCGTTTCACCTCGGCCTGGCCGACAGCATCAGACCAAACCGACAGGTACAGCAGGCGCTGCTCGCGCTTGCGCCCGGAGATCGGGCTTTCGTTGACCGAGACTTCGCGGTCGATCGACACGTAGGGCATATCGGCGTTCATCGGCGCGCCGTCGTAAATCGGGCAGCTGACCTCGGCGAGGAGCCTCGCAAACAGCGCCTCTTGCAACGCAACAGACGGATCAGCCATTACCTACCCCCTGGCTTGCCTTGCGCAGCGTGCGGCGCACCGCCGTCTCGATGTCAGCCATGACGTACTCACGGTTCACGTCGATCGAAGGACGAAGCCATGGGTGCGCCGGCCGGGCCGGAATGTCCGGGTCCTTGCCGAAGAAGTGCTCGCCGTCGCTCTTGTTGGTGACTCGACGGTTGCGATTCCCGGCGCGCTTGCCGCCAACGTAGCCCTTGGTGCCGTACTCGATAAAGCGCAGGTAGAAGAACTTGCGGTTGTCGCGCTTGCCACGAATGCCGATTTGCGCATCCAGTCCGCTTGGCGCGACGTAGATCTTCAGCGCTGCAGCGGCGGCACCCGTGTCCTTGGGCATCAACTGCTGCTGGGTGGCCAGGACACGCTCAGCGGCGTGGCGCATGGCTGGGGCCAATTCGTTGTCCATCGTCTTGTGGATGTTGCGCAGCGTTCGCCGAAGGCGGATATCGCCGCGCATCTTCGAGCGGCGGGCCATGGCCTACTCCTTGGCCTGGTCAGCCTTGATTGGCTTGGCGATCTTCTCGGTGGCAACCTCGGTCACCTCCTCGGCATAGCCGCGGGCGATCAGCCCGGCGCCATACTCCTTGTCGACCACGAACTCTTCACCCTTCTCGCGATCGCCAGAGAATCCGGAGAGGATGCCCAGTGCACGAATTTTCATGGTTCACCTCATGGGTTGGGGACGCTGGAGCACAGTAGGCGCAGCATGTCCCGTTCGTTGTTAAGCAGCGGTGCTTCAATCGTGTAGATCACTCCGGTACGGATTTCGGTGAACCTCCAGCCCGCAACCACGTCGGTCCTGGGCCGGATACGGATCTCAGCACTGATCACTGCAAGGAGTTGTTCGGCCATTGGCATGACTCGACCGCTGGGCATCGTGATCTCCGCCCAAACCTTGCCAACGTCGACCCATACCCGGTCGTAGCCGCCCGTGCTGTTCTGAACACGCTCCTCTTTGCTGAGGAGTCCGCGGTGGCGCAGCGGTCCCGCTCTCATATTCCCCACCCGATTCGGTGTGGAGTCAGCAATGCGCTTGAAGCCATCGGCAGAGCCGTCGCGATGGTTCCTAACACTACCTCTTCCCGGTTCGCATAGAGGTGGCCCAAAATCAGCAAGCACGCAGCTTGAACCGCCGGATTGATCAACATCGGAGATTCTCCAGCTGAACCAGCTGCGACTGCCGAATTGAGAGCATCAGCATCGGCGAAGAATTGGCGATTCAGATAGTCGCAGGCACGTTGCTCAGCGGCTTCGAGGAGAAGTTGTAGGTACTCATCGTCATCCTCTGGATCCCGCAGGTGATGCCTCGCCACGGCCATGTTGATGACGGGCATTTTCACTCCTCCAGCGGTGTGAGTGCTGCCAGATGCCGCTGCACCAACTCCTCGCCATGGCGCCGTTCAACCTCATAGCCAGGACCGCCACGACGACGCAGCTCGCCTTCATCCATGTAGGATCGCATCGGATAGATCTGCAGCGTCACGGGATTGGGGTTGGCCGGCGCCTGCTCCTCGACAGTCGGCTGACTGACTCCATCCTCGGCGTTAGCCCCCACCAAGGTGGAATGGGCAGAACTGACAGGGTCGCCCGCTACCACGGCGGTAGCAACGGAGTCTATTGCCCCCCCTTCTCCCACTGCACTCGAATCTGGAGCCGGTCCTGCCGCCGCCTGCGGCGGCACCGGAGCCTCGCTCACCTCCGGGGCGGGAGCAGTTGCAGGAGCGCTCGGCTCGCCAGCACTTGGCAGGGGCGTGGCGTCAGTCGAGATCGGCAAGCCGGCCCCAACAGGCTGGCCGTCGCTGGCATCAGGGGTAGCGGCGGGGGTTTTCGCCTCGGTAGCGGAAGCTGGTGTTTCCTTCTTACGTGTCATAGGAGTACTCCAATCGGGCGTCATTGCTGACGCCCCTAGCCAGAGAAATCAAGGAGTGATCAGCGGACCGGTGACGAACGCTTCATCGCGATAAATCGCAAAGGCCAGACGCTCCTCAGCACGGATCGTCGCCATGTTGTTCTCGAAGTCCTTGTCGTTCTCGGTTGAGATCAGCACTTCGATTTCCATGCGGTCGAAAATCTGAGCGCCGAGCTTGAAGGCTCCGACCAGGAAGTCGTTCTGTGTCATGGCCTGGGTAGAAACCACTGGGCGATTCCAGAGTTTCGCGTTGGTGCCTTCCTGAGGCTGACCGATGATGTACCGGCCTTCCCCGTCCTTAGTCAGCTCGATGGCTGCCCAGTCGATCGGGTTGAGCACAATGCCGTCGGATGGAAACTCGGCCAGTTCGGCCTGCAGCAGCGCCAGGCGCAGGCGGTCGATTCGCTGCTCGCCCACTACTGTCACGCCAGCGGGCTGGGCGTAAAGCTGCGCGACAGTCATGAGGCCTTGCAGGTTTGCACCGGTGCCGCTGCCGTAAAGCAGCTGAGCTTCTTCAGCCATGTTCAGGCCGTAGCGCGCACGAGCGTCGATGTAGCTCTGCAATGCCTTGGCATCGTCCAGCATCTGGCGGCTGGCCTTGAACAGGTGAGCGATGGTACGAACGTTTGCGGTCGCCAGGGCGAAGGTGATGTCGGAGTACGGCTTGGCGGTGCCCTCCGCCACGGTGCGCGCGTTGTTGGTGTAGCCGGTTTCGCGGATGTACTCGATGGAGTTCGACTCCGTCTCGCCCGGCGCCACCAGGTCGCGGATCGTCAGTCGGCGCTGCGGCGGCGCGACGACACCGGGCAAACGCTGGGCGGGAACCAGGTCGCCACCGGTAGCAGTGGTGATAGCCGCGCGCGGCACGGAGACGCGACGCGAGCCACGGAAGGACGAGTTCATGTCCTGCATTTCTTCGCTGCCGATCACCAGGGCACCCACCGACTTTTGCGGTTCTTCCTGATGAGAGCGGTCACGGCTCGCATTCACGAGCTTCTGCTCAGCCTCGCCCAGGCGCGCCTGCAGCTCGCCCTGCTTGGTCAGCATCTCATCGACCTTGGCGCGAGTTTCGGTGTTCATCTCGCCGCTGGCCTTGATCTGTTTCTCGACCGCCTCGGCCTGGCTTTTGATCTGGTCGCCAATGCCCTTGAGGCTGGCATTGAGTTCTTTGACTTGGGCTTCAAAGTCCATGGTCATTTTCCTTTCAGAGAATTGAGGAGATTGGTTGCCGCGCTCAGAGAGGCGGAGAGGTCTGGCGCGACAGCGCGGGGCTTATCGGTCGGGGCAGCGTTATGCGTGCCCCCGCCGGCAGCGCGAGGCATACCGGACTTGAAACTGGCGAACAGTTCGCGGCGCTCGGAGCGAGGCATACCGCCCTTGGCCAGGGCTACGTCCATCGCCTTGAGCGCATTGGCCTGGGCGGCGTCTTCGGTTTCGCGCTCGGTGACCTCGGTGGACGACAACAGTCCAGTGGCCAGGCCGAGTTCCACAGCACGCTTGCCGCGTATGTAGGTTTCGTCGTCCATCAGTTCGGCCATGTCTTCAGCCGACTGCCCGCTGGTCTCGGCATAGAGGTCGGCCATCGCCGCGTCGAACTCCTCCATGTCGTCGGCGATATCGCGGAGGTAGTTGCGATTGCCAGCGAGCCAGGTCCAGCAGTTGTGGATCATGAGGAAGGCGCTGCTGGCCACCTCTCGCTTCTTCCCCGCGAGGAAGACAATCGAAGCAGCGCTGGCCGCCATGCCCAGCACCTTGGTGGTGACCTCGTGGCTGTGCTCTTGGAGGCGGTTATAGATGGCGATGCCTTCGAACATGTCGCCACCTGGGGAATTGATGTAAACGGTGACATCTCGCTCCCCGATCGCCCGCAAGGCGGCGTCGATTCGTTTCAGCGTGACGCCCTCGCCATACCAGTCTTCGCCGATCACGCCGTACACCGTGATGGTGTCCGAGGTGTTCTCGACGGCCGCCTGGATCGCGGGGTTCCATTTATCGAGCGCGCGCGGGCTCATCTCGCTGCGCAGGCCGCGAGACTGGATCTTGTGTTTCATGGATTACTCCCGAGATTTACTTTTCCGGCTGTTGAAGCCAGTTCATCAGTGCGGCCCTTGCGGCCTGACCATCGTCTTGCTTGCCGAGCTGGTCCAGCGGCACCAGGTTCGACTGAACCGTCAGAACGTCACCGCCTGGCATGTGAGGCATGTTGTCTTTTCGCCGCCCTTCGTTGCGGGTGATGAAGCCGTTCTGGGCCATCGTGCTGAGGTACGCCGCGCGCCCAGAGCTATCGGCCCGCAGAAACGCTTCGAGCGAGAACTCCGAATAGAAGTTGATCCGGTCTACTGCCGTCATGCACCACTTGTTTACGCACTGCTCGATCGGCGCCGTGAAGGACATGATGCAGTAGGTGAGGAACGCGATCTGCTGTTGTTCCAGGCCGGTCCCCCAGTTACTGCCCTTGTCGGTCTTCATCACCATCCAGGGCGGGACGCCGAACCATCGACAAATCTCCTCGATGCTGTGCCCTCTCGACTCCAGCAGCTGCGCGTCAGCGGGGTTGATGCCGATCATCTCCGGCTTCACGCCTTGCTCAAGCACAGGACTCTTGCCAGCGTTCAGCGCCCCGGAGATGGTCTTCACATACTCCCGGAACTCAACGCGCTGAGCCGGGTTCAGCGTCTTGTCCACCGAAAAAGCGACCGTAGGCATCATGCCGTTGCGGAAGGTACTGTTGGCCGCATCGTCTGCCGACATAGCCGAACCGAACACATCCGCGCCGTAGCGAATGGCCGAGAGACCAACCCGGCCGTCCAGGGTAAAGGCCGGGATGTGTAGCATGTTCTGCCGCAGAATCTCCCGACGCGCGCCCTTTCGCGGCCTGAAAAAGTATCTCAGCCGGCCGTCATCATCGAACTCGGGGGCGACTCGGGATGGCATCAGGAAGTCCAGCGCAATGACCCGACCTGCAGATCGGTGGATCTCGCAGTAAGCGTTCCCCCAAAGCAACATTGAGGTGACGACCGCCTGCCAGAAATGAAAAGCGGCCATGTCCTCATTGGGGCTGGTGTGCACCACGTCGTACAGCGGGAAGTCCCGGGCACTTTCACGACTGCCATCAGGCATCCGCCGGTAGATGCTCAACGGCAAGCCGGCCACCGAGGTGGAGATGATGCGGACGCAGGCCCAAACCGTAGACAGACGCATTGCCTTGTCGACGCTGACCGACTTGCCGCTGCTGGACTGGGCTCCCAGGAACGCTCCCCAGAAACCGCCATCCGACAGCTTAATGCTTTTGCCGAGCCATTCACTCATGCTGGCTGAAGGCTTGGTGGCTGCAGCCCCCAATACCTGGGATAGGGTTTTAATCAATGGTCAATCCTCTGCGGAGGAAGCCGGCGATGCAGAAGAAGCTCACCGCTCCAGCAATCAAGGCCCACCCAGTACCGGCCAGCACCCAGACCCCGGCACATGCCAGGCAGAAAGCCACCAATGCGCAGGCGACGAAAATGTAAAGTGCGTTCATGCGATCAGTGGGTCCCGAATGCCAGCCATGAAGTTGTCCATTCCCCCGCGCCCCTCAGGATTGAGGCTGATCAGAGAAACGGCGTTGAATGTAGCCATCAGCGGGTCGATCTTTGCCGTGCCCGAGGCCTGCTTGGTGATCAAGAAGGCGTTAGCCGACGGAACCCCTTTGGCGTTGCCACAGGACCAAGCCATGAGCGGCTGACCGCAGTGCAACAACGTGCCCTCAGCGAGCTTGCGCTCCGTCGTCTTGATCGCGCCGGTAAGTTTCCAGCCTTGGGAGATGCCAACGATCTTGTCCTCTTCGACACCAGCGTCGGCCAGGGCGTCGAGAACAGAACCAATCCCCGCCGGGTCGAGCCCGACCTTGTCCAGCAAGCCGGTCTCGTTGATGCGGGCGACGATGGCTGCGAACTGCTCCACGTCCTCACCGATGCGCTTGACGATGGTCAGGTCGCCCACCGCCTCAAGATCCTTTAGCCGCGGGGCTTCGGACTTGCGACGCTCAAGGACCGACGGGTGGGCCCAAGCGTGAGCCCAGTGGAACCAACGGCGGGTGCTCGCTTCCCGGCCGACGACGGCAAGCCCAAGCAAGTCGTCGAGCCCTCCTCCATCACCACCTACATCGATGACTTCACACCGCTCAAGGATTTCATTTAGGTTGAGCCAAGTGGCTGCCTGTGGCTCCCAGAATTCGGCACCGACCCAGGCATCAGACATCAGGGCCAGGCCGATCTCGATGTTGAGGTGCTTGGCCAGGAAACCACGCAGCTCCGCCTCCCCGTCGATCTCCGCCTGCATGAACAAACGCTCAAGCGTTGGGCGGTCGACTGAGAACCCCATATTGGGGTTCACCAGGTGGAAGTTCTCTGGCTTGCGGGCATCACCGCTGTCGATCATCTCCTTGGAGAATTCGTAGATGATCGGCAGGAAGCGATTGTCGTTGATGCGGCCATCACGCACGCCGCGCGCATAGTTCAGCTTCGACCGGAATACCCCAGCGGGCGGTTCGTTCGACTGCGTGGTCAGCCAGATAACGAAGCCTTCGGGCCTGGACAGCAGACCGCCGGTGGCCTCCCGAATCATGTCGGCTGCTTTCGGGTTCTTGCCGAACAGCCAGGCCTCATCGATCAGCACGCCCACGGCCTTTTTGCCGCCCACCACGTCGCTGTCAGCGGCGACGACCTTCAGCGTGGCGCCGGTCTCCCGATGGGTGATCAGTCGAAGGTGTGGCTGCACATGCAGCAAATCCTTCAACTCGTCATCGTTGTTGACCATGTCCTTGGCCGGGACGAAGGCATTGTCGGCAATCTCCTTGGTCGGCGCGAGGATGATGAACTCTGCCGACATCCGCCAGTTCCGGACCAGGGCTGTCAGCATGATCGCGGCGGCGATGGTCGACTTGCTGTTTTTCTTCGGGATGCAGAGCATGAACTCCCGAATCAGGCGTTCACCGGTATCGCTGTTGTAACTGCCAAACACAGCACCTGCGAAAGCCAGGACCCATGGGGCACATGCGCTTTCGATAGTTGGACTGCCCGGAGCATCGACAATGCGAAGACCCTTGAAAACCTCGAGGCTTTCTTCTGCCTCCTGGGGAAAGAGCGGTTCGGGGATGATGGATTCGCTGGCAGCCAGACGCCGCCACCAGTCAGGGCAGGCCGTGGTCCAAAGCATGAGTCACCCCTTGACGACTGTGAGGGGCGGCTTGCTCTGGGAGTACTTGCCTTTGCCCGCCTCTTTCGCGGCTTCCGCCTTCTGCTCTTTCTTGCCTGCCTCGGCCTTCTTCCCGTGGATGTACGGCACGGCCGTCTGCGCAGCATTGCGCCGGTCGAAGACCTTGGCCCGTGGCTCGTTCATCAGCGCGATCAACCACTCGAGCGGATCCTGTGTGTCTGGAAGACAGCTCAGGAACTCGCCGTCTGCCTCGTTTACCTCGACAGCATCTTCAACGGACTCATCGGCCTTCGCTTTCCCTCTACGTTTTTTCGGCTCAGGGTTAACACTGAGCTCTGCTCTTCGAGCGAGAATTGCGGCCACAATCTTCGGATCAGTAGCCCAACGCGAGCCAGCCGCTGCAGCTGCCGAGGGCTTGCTGCCCGCGGCTTCGGCCGCTTCTTTGTTGGACGCCCCCCGGGCCTTAGCGTCAACAAACTGTCGCTGTTTGTCTGTTAACACCATTAACAAAAACCTTTAGGGGGGAGAAAAATGTATACGTGGGGTCGGTGGCGGTCTAGCTAGATGAGAATCCCAAGCTTTTGACCCCCCTACCCCATTTGAGGCACGCCACTGGCGTGCCATAGTCCGTCGCGCCGGATTTTGGCGATCCGCTGAGGTGTCAGCCTCCCACTCCTGCCGCCTCTTCGGCCTGCTTGACGGAGTCGTGGCAAGGCTTGCAGAGACTCTGCCAGTTGGTCTGATCCCAGAAGAGGATCATGTCTCCACGGTGAGCAACTATATGGTCGACAACCCTGGCGGCAGTTATGCGGCCGCTCCGCTCGCAGTAGATGCACAGCGGGTTGTCGCGCAGGTACTGCTCTCGTGCCTTCTGCCATCGGTAGTCGTAGCCACGCTGGGAACTGGTCATACCGCTTCGCCAACTGCCTGGGTTCACCACCTTGACCCTGGTACTAGTGCTCTCCAGCAGGCGCGGACTGATCGTCTTGAGTCTGCCCATCAGCGCAACTCAACAACGATGGCGCGCTCGATCCAGCGCATGACCCGAGCCGAGTCCGGCTCGCGCCCAGTGAGGTGGGACATAACCAGGACGCCGGCCAGGTAGTACTTCAGCCACCAGCGTTGGCGGCAAACGATTGTTGCGGTTACACGGGCCATGGGTGGCGCTCCTCATCTCTTGTACCAGGTCAGCTGGTAGCACCGCGCATCGGGCGGCACCTCGGCGATCGGCCAGCGTAGGCAGTCCATGTGCTTGCGATCTTGTCGCGTGCGGCTCACACGCAACGTCTGCACCAGGTAGGCGGAACCAGCAGCGGTAGTGATGAAGTCGCCAACCGCGATACCGTCAGCGCCGTCCACGTACAGCTTGCAGGGTGTGTAAGGGGCTCGATTCCTGGCCACCGGTCACTCCTCTCGGCGCACCCCGACTTGGCGGGCGATATCGGCAGCACGCTCACGCACCTCTAGCACATGGCCGTCGAACGTATGGACAATGGCGCAGACGCCGTGCCACTGGGAGTTGGTGCCAGCCTCCTGCACGCGTGCAATGGCGCTTGGTGCCAGGTAGTGCTGGCGGCGATTGATGTCGGTCAGAGTAATCATCGAGATACCTCGCGCCACTCGACGGCGCTTGTATGTTTTGTGGTGCGAGCAGTGTTAGCCTTCGGGCGCATTCACAATCCAAGGAAATGGAAATGAGCTTCGACTGGCACGCCGGCCCGATTACCCGATCTACTCCACTCGACAGCAACTACCGCAACACTCAAAAGGTTAGGCAGTTCTTGGTCAGTGAATGTGGCGAGGCATTCAGGTTCGACCGCGCCTTCATGGTCTGGATTAAGAGCGGCGCACCATCCACCATGGGCGAAGTAGCAGATGAATGGCTGCGCACCCGCCGCTAAGGCATCGCCCTATTGAGCGCCTCATCAGCCTTGTCGGCTGCCTTGGTCGCGGTGGTTGCAGCCCTCGACGCCTTGGTGGCGGCGCTCTCGGTCTTGCTGGTCAGATCGTCCAAGCGCTTGTCACGCTCGGCCATGGCCGCATCGTAGGCCTTCCGGATCTCGTCGATCTGGTGAGACTGGGTGCTGGCCATCGACCAGTACGCCGACTGCCAGCCCAACACAGCACCACCGGCAATCAACACGGTAGCGATCAGCCATACCTCAACCCGACGCCACCAGCGCCTGGCGATGTATTCCAGTACGCACCTGTCCATCACGATGTACCTCCAAGCTTGGTGCGCAGCCGGGCGATCTCATCGCTCTGCAGCGTTACTCGCTCTGTGAGGCTGGCCACCTGGCTGGTTAGCGCCTCGATCTTGCCTTCCATCCTGCCGACTGTTGCAGCCAGGTCATTGCGTTCCTTGGCGAACTGATCGGCGCGAGCCTCAGCCAGCTTCCTGGCCTCTCGCTCGGAGTCGAGCAGTTCATTCAGGCGGCGGACAGTGCCGATGTCGGCGTTGTCCATGGCACGGTCAGTGGCGTCCTTTGACAGGAACTTGCGCAGCCACAGAAATCCGCCCAGCAGGACAGTGCCCGTTCCGCCCAGCCAGGTGGCTGTGCCTGGGCCGAGGTCGGTCGGGTCCATCCATTTCTCCAGAAACGAAAAAGCCCCGGCGTATGCCGAGGCTCTAAGGTGGTTGCTGACGATGGCGAGTTTGCTCTCGCGCACCTACCGCAAAGTAACACGAAAGATACGGGTGAGGACCGGGGATGTCAAGCGGCCTCACGTCGAACATCCAACGCACCATCAACCCAAGCCACGCCAGCCTTCCACAACTGCCGCGTCTTCTCCTCGCCGAAGCCAAGCTTCTTGCCCACATCACGCAAGGAAGTGTCCCGCGAGGTGTAGTACTTCATGATCACGGCGCCGCACTCGGCGTAGCGCTGCAACAACCGACCGACCAGGCGATCAACAAACAGCGCCTCGTCGTCGGTGATGATTGGGTCCAGGACCGTGTTCTCACGCGATGCGCAGCACGACACACCCGACCCCAGCACAACCCACCTACCCCAATGCTCGAGCAGTTCCTCGGCACTTCTTTCCAAATGGCTCATGTCCTTCCCCTCAATCCCCGGTGTAGTTGGTTCCGCCGGCGCCGCGGCGGTTGTTCGTTTCGTACTGCGCAGATGGGCCTTCGGTGCGCGGTGGCCGCTGGCGATCAGCCTGCTGTTCCAGCTCGCGCACACGCAGCCCCAACTGCGTCACAAGTTCTTCCAGCGGCAGCGGCTCGCCGGTGACCGCCGACAACCACCCTGATGCGTTGCAGCGACCGCAGGGCAGGTCATAGAAAACGCCCTTCACCACTGCCCTCCCCTGGCACTCCGGGCACCTGGTCAGGATGACCCGCTCCTTGCGCAGCGCTGGGCCGTGGCTCTTCCTCATGCCGCAACCACAACCACGCCGTACAAAGCCTGGGCATCAAGCTTCGTCATCGGCGGCTCGTCGCCGCGTAGTGGGCGAAGGTGCTGCGGATCACAGCCGGCCAAGTTGCTGATCACCTTGCCGCCCTCGGTATTACGCACCAGGTCTTCACCGGTGACGATCCAAAGGCCAGGGGCATCCGCATCGAAGTAACCGTCCTGGCGGAACACGGAGCCGAACGGCGGAACGAACTCCACCAGCTCCACCGAACGACCGATGTTCTCGGTGACGCTGAAGGCTCCGGTGATCAGGGCGAGGTCGCCCGGTTTAAGGTTCTGGGTCATTTCGAATCCTCGCTTATGGTGGATACCGGAAGTGCTTCGAAACCCGCACGCTCTGCGGCTCGCGAGAGGCTCCATGAATCCATCGATCTATCACCGGTCAAGCCGTGAACCGACTCGAAACCCTTCTGATCAAGGTGCGCATGCCACTTCTCCAGCGCCTCCCGCTTGCGGGCCATCATGTCGGACTGGACGTACACCTTCACGTTGTGGCCCATGGCATGGTTGATCAGCAGTTCGCCCACAAGGTGATCGACACCCAGATCAGCCCATCCGGTTCTGGCCAGCTTGCGCAGGTCGTGGCTTGTCCACTCGCCCTTCCCCATTACGGTGAACACGTCAGAGGCCTTGGCCTCGCTCATTGGCTTACCCTTTCGCCCGGGAAACAGGAACTCGCCGCCATAGCCTTCGTTGCGCTGGATCTCGCGGTACGCCATCAGCAGGAAACGAACCTGGTCGGTCAGCGGAAGGAGATGCTGCACGCTGGTCTTGGTGTGCTCAGCTGGAATGAACCACTCCCGCTCCGCCAAGCTGATGTGACTCCAGCGGGCCAAGCGGGTCTCACCCAGCCGGGTGCCGTGGCACAGCATCATCAGGGCCAGCACGCCATGCTGCGGTCGATTCGCCAGAGTGCTCTTCATGCGGGCCATCAGGTCCTCAAGGTGCACACCACGCAGGCGCGAAGGCTTGACCGTGACCTTAGCCTTGGAGAAGTCAGCGAAGCGGATTCCGGCCATGGGGTTGGAGCTGATCAGGCCCAGCTTGAAGGCCTGGCGGAACGACAGGGCCAGCAACTGAAAGATCAGCCGCACGTAGTCGATCGACAGAGTCTCTTGCAGTGGCCACATCAGCTCGCGGTCGAGCAGCGCCTTGTCGATCTGGGCCAGCGGGATCCGCCCGAGGCGTGGCACCAGG